AAGATATGACACTTAATGCGGCTTACGCGGCGGTGCAGTTACGTTATGCCGATTCAACCAGAGGATGGGTTCTGACATGAGTGTTTTTACGCAATTCGTTACTGGCGGCAATAATTTCCCGAGTAACTCCAGAGTCTTTAGAACATCCGGCACGTTTGTTGTTCCGGCATCTGGTTGGTACAACGTCATTGCTATCGGCGGCGGTGGATCGGGCGGTGCTGCGTCAGGTGGATACACCGCTCCTAGCGAAACGACGGCTCGCCGTGCAACGGGTGGTGGTGCGGGCGGTCTTTGCTATCGGCGGCAGTACCTTGCGGCAAGCACTTCGTTAACCGTTACCGTTGGCGCGGGCGGCGCTGCGGTTGCTATTGCAGTAAACGTGGAAACTGCGACTAACGGCAACGCGGGCGGTAACTCAAGCATTACCGGAACTGGCTTTACTACGATGACCGCTAACGGTGGCGGTGCTGGTCAAGCTTCTGCTAGCACAAGCGCGGTTTCTGGCGGTACAGGCGGCACAGCAACTGGCGGTGATTTGAACATTACTGGCGGCGCTGGTGGTGACACGGCCTCCTCTGCTCACAACCGATATGGGTTAGCCACGGGTGGTGGTTCTGTTGGCGTATATGGAGCCACAGGTTTTGACGGCGGCGATATTTCCACCGACTTTTCCATTTATAAGGGAACAGGCGGCGCTGGTGTTGGCGGCGGCGGTGGAAACCTAACCGATTCATCTCGACGTACAGGCGGCGGTGGATCGGGCGGCGCAGCTCCTGATAACACTAACGCTCAAACAAACGGATTGTCTGCAATCGGCCTCGGCACATTGGCGTTTTTTGGTGCAGCGTTAGAGGGCGGTTCTGACGGTACTGGCACGGGCGGCCTCGGCGGCGTTGGTGCGGCGTCTGCAAGCAACACATCCTCGGGAAGCCCCGGCGCTGGTGGCCTTTTTGCTGGCGGCGGCGGCTGTTCAACGTATGACGGTACGTTTGCCGGTGGTGCAGGCGGTTCTTACGGCGGCGGCGGGGGCGGCGCTGTTGTAACGAACTGGGAAGGCTATGGCATCACCAGCGGCGCGGGCGGCACGGGCGCTGTCGTATTCCAATTTTTAGGAACCTAAAATGATTTACGAAATACTCAACGATTCGGGCCAAGTCGTTAACACGATCATTGCGGATGAGGCGTTTGTGGAGGCGCATTATCCGGGGCATTACCGCCTTGTTGGGCCAGAACCTGTCACCACGCCTCGCATCGTCACCAAACTGGCGCTTCGTTATCGCCTAACCGATGCGGAATACGTTGGCATCCTGACTGCCGCCAAAACCGACGTTTCGGTGGCTGCATGGGTAGAGACGTTTAACATCGTCAACCAAGTCAATTTAGACGATCCGCGCACCAAGTCCGGCCTTAACATGATGGTGTCAAAAGGCCTGCTGACAGCAGAGCGCGAAACCGAAATCTTGACCGCTCCTGTTCAATCTGACGAGCGTCCGTAGGAGGTAGAACATGGAAATGGCACGGGACATTGGCCGTCATGACGCGCAAATTGAAACCTTGCAAGCAGACATGGCCGAAATGAAAAAGGACGTACACGAAATCAAGCTGATGCTTGCCGAGGCAAAGGGCGGCTGGCGCACGTTGATGGCTGTGGGCGGGTTTGCGGCAGTTATGGGCGGCCTTTTCGTCAAGATTGTTGATTGGTTGTGGAAATGACCGACGAAATCCAGCTATTGCGCGAACAAGCCCATGCCGAATTGCAGCGACTAGAGGCGCAGAGCAGCGCTAAAGACGTTGCAGGCAAGGCTATTGGCAAGGACGGCCTTAAATACATCACCGTTATTGTGGTAATTGGCGTGGCCTCTAGCCTTGTTTTGGACAGCGACAAGATTGCTGCCGTGATGGGGCTGCTTGGTGCGTCGCTAACCGCTCTTATCTCTATGCTCAACGGCATTGCCGGGGCTACGGAAAAGGAAGAAAAGCCCGAGTTTGCGGTTATTAAGGAACTTATTGCCAAACTAGACAAGCTCGACCGCAAGGAATTGCCAATGCGAGTTGATGTGGAAGGCGATCATGTCACCGTTACTAAGGGCGACGACGTTGTGAGGGCTTCCAAATGATGACGATGGTTAGCACGTTCTTGTCGTTCCTTGCCGGTGGGTTGCCCAAGATTCTGCAAATCTTCCAAGACCGCCAAGACAAAAAGCATGAGCTTGCCCTTGTCGCCGCCCAAAAGGAGCGTGAATTAGCCCTCGCAGAGCGGGGGTTTATCGCGCAAGCACGGGTTGAGGAAATTAAGCTAGAGCAAATCCAAACGCAGACGGCAGGCGAGGAACGCCAAGCCCTGTACCAGCACGACATTGAGATCGGCAAAGGCGCAAGCCAATGGATGATTAACCTTCGCGCCTCGGTGCGCCCGGTTGTGACATACATCTTTGTGTTGGAACTGGTCGCTATCAACATTGCAGGCGTCTGGTATGCCTACAACACGGGTGTGCCGTTTGCTGCTGCAATGGCTGAAGTTTTCTCTGACGACGAAATGCTGATTTTGAGCAGCATCATTGCTTTCTGGTTTGGTACGCAGGCTTTTGGCAAAAAGTGAAGGTTAGTCCTGCCGCGATCCACATGATTTGTCATCACGAGGGCGTAAGGATGCGCCCTTATCGGTGTCCGGCCCTGCTATGGACGGTCGGGGTCGGCCACGTTATTGATCCTAACCACGCCAAGGTGCCGTTTGCAGAACGACGGGATTTACCGATACCCGAGGGGTGGGATCGCAGCCTCACGATGGACGAGGTGGACGCTATCCTTGCTCAAGACCTTGCGCGGTTTGAGCGCGGCGTGGCCCGACTTTGCCCTTCTGCTGTTAATCATCAAGGCCGGTTCGACGCACTCGTTTCATTCGCTTTCAACGTGGGCTTGGGCAATCTTCAAAGGTCTGGGCTTCGCATGAAGCACAACCGCGGTGAGTTTGACGCTGCTGCTGACGAGTTCATGAAATGGTCAAAAGCCGGTGGTAAGGTATTGAAAGGACTTGTAAATCGTAGGCGAGATGAGCAAAGATTGTATTTGAGGGGTTGATATGCCAAAGAAAATCCCCGTTGTGCAGATGAACGAAGGCTCTTGGTATAGGGTGAAGGGCTATACCTATACCGAGTGCTGCGACTGTGCGCTAACGCACAAAGAAGAGTACAGACTTGTTGACGGACACTTGGAGTGGAGAGCCGAGTTAGCCCCAGAAGTTACCGCGAAACGCCGAAAAGAGCTTGGCATCACGGTTAAAAGGAAGGCTAAACGTGACGACAAGAAAGGCGACTGACGAACAGATATTGCAAGCCTTACAAGAATCAAAAGGCGTTAGGGCGGCAGCAGCGCAAAAACTTGGGATCAACATTAGAACCTTGCTGAACCGCATACAGGATATGCACGGCAAGGGCTTAAACGTCCCCGGCTCCACCTACCAGCACAACACAGCCGTTGTGCGTGACGAGTTTGAGTTTACCCCGCTGCCTAACGACGACGTTCCCATTGAGGAACTGATAGAACAGCGTAAGCGCAAGTTCTTGCACAAGCGGGAACACGAAGAAGCCTCCAAACTCATCCCCATACGCATCAAGATTGCAGGCCCAATCGGCCTACTACATTTTGGCGACCCGCACGTTGACGACGACGGCTGCGACATTGAGGCCATTGAGCGCCATACCGCCCTTGTAAACGCCACAGAGGGGCTTTTTGCCTGCAACGTAGGCGACACCACTAACAACTGGGTTGGCCGCCTAGCAAGGTTATACGGCGATCAGGCGACCTCTGCCGCGCAGGCATGGCGGTTAGCCGAGTGGTTTGTCAACCGCTGCCGGTGGCTCTACATGATCGGGGGTAACCATGACCTATGGTCAGGCTCTGGCGACCCTCTGCGGTGGATAGCGAAGCATCAGAATTCACTCTACAAGTCATCCGAGGCTCGTATTGCGTTGCGGGTCCCTAACGGCGCAGAGATTCGCGTCAACGCCCGCCACGACCATAGCGGCTCGTCTATCTGGAACCCCGCCCACGGCCCCATGAAAGCCGCCCTGATGGGTACACGCGATCACCTCTATGTCGCAGGCCATAAGCACGAAAGCGCCTACAGCGTTTTAAAAGATGCAATATCTGGCATAACGATGCACACAATGAAGGTGGCGTCGTACAAGATTTATGACCGCTATGCAAAAGAGCGTGGCTTTCGTGACAACTGTTTGTCGCCGTGTGCGCTGACCACGATCAACCCTGACTTGCCGAACGATCACCCTGACTTGATCAAGGTGTGGTGGGAACCCGAAGAAGGCGCGGAATATCTGACATGGCTACGCAGCCGAGTTGGGTAGTCCCTAACGGCTGTCAGGACTGCGTTTTTTTCTGCCCTGCCAACGGCCAAGGGTATTACTGCTCGCACGAACACCAATACCTCGGTGGCGTGTGCATCTGCATGGGCAAATACTACCTACGCGCTGCGCCGTTCCGCTGGCCGCCAAAAGTGGCTGAAGGGGCTGGGATTGAACCAACATTCACGGAGTCAAAGTCCGTTGTCCTACCGTTAGACGACCCTTCAGCGGTTTAACAAAAAATCAATCTCGTTCCGCAGCGTCTTGATTTCCAATTCTAGCAGCGTGGCTTCTTCGTATAGCCCCACGCGCCGCATCGCTACAAACGCATTAGCAAGCCTGTCGCCCTGCTTCTGGCCGTACCCCCAAGGGATGCGCTCCATCTCCTCCTTCCACGCACCCGGTGGGCTGATGTCGTCTTTCACCATATATCGCGCCCTCCACGCGCACATCGCCAGTTAGGGGCTGGCACAGAGCGCCATTCGCGGTCACGGTTAGCCTTGAGTTTGCGGAATAGGTCAATGATCCATTTCACGGTAGTGCCTCCACGCTGTAGTTTTGCGACGGTGATTTCCAGCCTCGCGGTATTTCGCCATGTAAGTGCGAAGGGTCTATCCAACGCAATTTATTGTTGGGCATGGCGACCCATTGGCCGCTATCTAACGCGATGATGTGGTGATCCTTGGATTGGTCAGGTATTTCCGACCAACCGCCATTGGCCCAGAACACGCTAAACAGGTAC